CAAAAACTTCAAGTTATATGAATACTTATGCTGATGGTGGTAATACCGCAATAGACAACTTAAATAAAAATACAGAATTAAGAGAAAAGATGATTTCTTATATTGTGAATATGAAATCCACAAGTCGAATGTCTGATAGACAATATGATGCTTTAGAAAAAAGAATTTCCGAAAAGTCATTTGCTCAATTAAAAAAAGAATACGATGCTTTAAAAGGAAATAGTTCTTACGATAAAGGCGGAAGTTTAAGTGAAAAAGAACAAATATTGGAAGCATTAGAAAGTTATGATTCTTTTAATAATGAATTTGAAGAAGACCAACAATTTTTCGTTACTGATGATTTATTAGGTTTCATTAGAAGTTTAAAAGTTTCTGATAAAGAATCAATTGTTGAAGCGTTATCTGACTACGATGGAGATGATTTTGTAGTGACATCGCCTTTATTGTCTTTTGTTGAAAATATTAATGTTAGTGGTAATTACGCCAAAGGTGGAAGTTTAGGAACTGTAAATCCAAAATACAAAAATTCAATTTTAAGTATGATTAACTATAAAATCGACAAGCGTATTGGAGATTCTATGTCTGATATATCATATACAGAGGCTTTGAATTTAAAAAACAAAATAAATAAAGACGAGCCTATTTCAAGCAAAGAAAAAAATTATATATCTGAAATGGCTTCTTATTTAAGTTCAAAAAGATTACTTGATAAGGTGGCTAATATTTCATATACTGAAAGTTTCGATTTCTTTGATAATATAGTTTCAATGGCTAAAGGCGGAATGGTTGTTACATCTGTAAAAGATATACCAAATTTCAAAGAAAGACTTAAACAAGGTAGAATTACTTATCGTGGGTTAGGTATGGGAAAATTGGCTAATGATTTTTATAAATTAGCAGGTACTTCAGGAACAAGAATTAAAGTTGACAAAAAAGAATATTTTATAACAGACGAAGAGTTTGATATGTTCTCAAGAGATTCTGACGGGAAAATGATTATAAAATTTGAAGCACCTGCAAGAAAAGGCTATGCTGATGGTGGTTTTATGAATGGTGTTTATGAAGACGGTGGTTTTCTTGACAAATACGAAGTTGATAGATTCAAACAAGTTATGAATGGTAAAGCAATCGCAAAATACATTGTAAGATTGCAAGATTCATTCGGAAATAAAGAAACTTATGTTTTTGGAATTAAATTAAAAGACCAATTTAAAGGTTGTGAGTTAGTTCCATACGAAGTTCTTTATGGAAGTTGGTCTGATTCAGGAACTCCTTTTGCTTTAAGTAATTTACAAGTTAAAAGATTAGTTCCAAATAGTTTTTCTAATATTGAATTAGACGAACAGGAAACAGAAATGCTTGTGAATAAATTAGTAAATAAAAATCAAGCAGGTGTTGAGAAATTTTTGAACTCTCAATTCTTCTATTTAAACTACAATCAAACATTTAAAGATGTTTTAAGAGGACACCTTGCTCTTTCTATTGCAAGAGTTTCAAGTATTGAATTTGAAATCGTACAAAAATTTGCTGACGGTGGTCAGGTTAGAAGTTTTGATGGCATTTTTGGTAAAGAAATAATTTTCAAAGAAGAACAAGTTGGAAAATTTACAATAGGTATTAGTAGTGGTTTTAATAATAGAAGACACGTTTTTATATATGAGGGAGAAATAGGAAAATATGGCGCAAAAGGATTGCCAAAAGATTTTAATATGTCGCCACAACTTTCTGCTGAATTCGCTGATAACTTTTATTCTAATTTAAAACGAAAAGTTGAAAACAATCAAGATTTAACACCTTTTGAATTAATAAAAGAAGTAAAGTTTTTGTTTGCTGACGGTGGTTTTATGAATGACGTTTACGCTAAAGGCGGTTCTATAAAAAAAGATTGGTGGCAAACTGTTGTCAATCCAAATGAGGATTTCCATAATTACGACAACAGAAAACCTATTGATTGGGAAGTTGATGATTTTAAAGAATGGGTTGTAAGCAATTCAGATTTAGACGGTAACGTAGATAAAGAGGTTTTAGATGTTATAAAAATGCCTAAAAGCAAATTAACTGTTGAGTACTTAAATAAAAACGGAAGTGGTAAAAACAATAACGAATACTATAAAGAATTTGGAAATTGGCAATCTGCTTTGTATGATATTTTTACTCAAATGAAAAAAGACTATTTGTTTAAAAAATCAAGAAAATATATTCTTAAAGCAGATATAAAAACCGTTACAGTTAAACGTAAAGGTAAAGAACTTACTTATAATGCCTCTGACGTTTTAAATGGTGCTTATGTACTTGCTAAAGGTGGGGATATGACTTCCAAAGCAAACTATGTTGGTAAAAATGATGTTGTTGAAGTTGAGTTGAAAGATGGAAGCAAAGTTAAACCTGCTAACGGGTATTGGATTAAGAAAGGTGCTGAACCTATTGGGGCAGAACCAACGCCTACTACTTCAGGAAAATCAGAGCCTAAAGTTGGACAAACTTATATCAGAAAAGATATGAGAGGTAATTGGAAAGCAGAAACTAACGTTGATAATTTTAATGATTACGATTGGAGAGTTTCTACAATTAAAACTTATAGCGGTAAATTGATTTCTTCTGCTCAAGGTGGAAAAACTGAACTAACAGGTAGTAAAGGTATTGTAATGTTTAAGTACACTATGTACGAAGACCCAAACTATACTTTAGAAGTTTCACAACCAAGTCGTTTAACTGAAAAGGTTGTTACTGAACAACACGAAAAAGCGTTGGCTAAATTCAAAAAGTTTATGGAAACAGGAATGTTCAAAGGTGGAGGTAAAATTTCAAACTTTGACAAACTTTCTGCTAAAGTAGCAAAACAGTACGAGGGAAAACCTGTAAAGAGCCAATACCAAGAAGAGTATGGTAAATTCTACTCAAAAGAAGAAGCCCAAGAGGTTGGCGACAAAGTTGCAGGAAAAGTAAAAGCAATGCAACCTGCTAAAAAAGAAATGGGTGGCGAAACTAAAAAAATGAGTAATGGTCGTGAAATGCTAATAAAAGCAAATCAATTGGCTAAAGAAATTCGTAAGGACGGGGAAAGTTGGAATGACGCTAAAAAAAGAGCATTTGCACAATTAAAAAAGTAATATGAATAAGAAAATATTTTACACAGTAACGTCATTGATTGGAATTACAATCATATACTTTACAGTAAAGAAATTCTTCGGCAAAAAGGCGCAACCTGTTGGTAGCGTTCTTTTTGTCGGGGATTCTATTACTGCAATCGAAAGCGGTGGAAAGCCCGTAACTTCAACTTATCCAAACGTCATAAAAAAAGAATTAGAACCTAAAGGGGTTAAAGTTGATGTTGTGGCGCAGGTAGGTAAAAAAACTGATTGGATATTAGCAAATCTTACTGAAAAGTTAAAAACCAATAAATACGATAGGGTTTATATCTATGGTGGTATAAATGATATGTTTAGCGGAGTTTCAAAGCAAAGAGCATTACAGAACGTTCAAAAAATGGTAGATTTAATCAAAAGCAAAGGTGCAGAGCCTTTTGTAATAATTGGTTATGATGCTAAAAGATTTATGGACGAAAACAAGTTAAAGCCATCAACAAATGTTCCTACAAAAGCAGGAATGATTGAGTTGAAAAACAAATATGTTGATTATCAAAATTCAATAAAAACAACTATTAAAAACGCTACTATTGTTGATAAGTTCAATATTCCAAGTAGTATGACAAGCGATGCAATACACCCGACACCAAGCGGACAAAAAATCATTGCTAATAGTTTGTTAGAAGACTTGTTAAAAAACATATAAATAAAAACAAGATAATAATTATTAGTATTTGTAATATTTTTTTATATTTGTAGATTAAAATAACTTTATTAAATTAAAACACTATGGAAACAATTAATGATTTGTTAAAAGCATTGGACAACAGAGTACCTGCTTCGATTGGGAAAAGATTAGACGGTTTAACTAAACTTAATGAAAAATTAGCAGTATCGAGAGCGGAACACGAAGCAAATCCAACAGAGGAATCGCAAGAACAATTAGATGAGATTACTGAATTCATTACGGACACCCAAAATGATTTAAGAGATGATTTAAAAGAACTTGTTCAGAAAAAAAGACAAGAAGCGGAAGTAAAAAGCCGTGAAATTGCTAAAAAAAGAGCAGATTTAAAAGCGAAAACGGAACAGGAACAAGCAGATAAATTAGCCCTTGAAGCAAAGGAAAAAGAAGAGTTAGAGCAGAAAGAATTATTAGAAAAAGAAGCACTTGAAAACAAACCTCCAAGTGACCCTGAAAAAAAATCAGGAATCGGTTGGGGTGGTTTAGTAGTAGGTGGTGCTTTACTGATACTTTCAGCAGGTGCAATCAATTATTTTGGAAAAAGACGATAAATGACAAAAGCGAAAAAAATTTTATTAATAGTAGGCATTATAGGTGTCGCAATCGGAGGCTTCGCTCTTACGAAGTATCTTACTCGTAACGTTAGAAGAATTAGAGGCGGAACAATTACTTTACAAGAGTATGAAACACCTGTCGATGAAAAACCTTTAAGCGAATAATATTATGGGAAAGTACACTAAAGTAGAGATGAAAGTCCCTGACGTTAATAGAAGTTTTTCGCAAGGGAATTTTAAATATTCAGATAAGGGGGTTATTAAAGGCAATAAATCTTTGTTAGATAAAGTTCTTAAAGATTACTCTAAATTTATTACCACTTGGGGAGAAGAATTTGAAATCGACAATTCAATAATTGCAGGTTTTATATGCACAGAAAGTGGCGTTACTAATGCACCGCCTAATAGATTTGATGCAACGGGTCTTATGCAAGTTACTCCAAATACTGTTTGGGAAATACTTGCTAAATGGCAAGTTATGGTTAAATCCCCTCTTTCGGATAAAGCCAAATCTTTTTTCAACAAAGCAATTCCGTCAAGTAAAAGTTATAATCCAAATAAATTACCAACATCGGCAATAAGAAGCGAAATACGGGTAGCACTACAAAGAAATTCTGAATTTAATATAGCAATTGGTACTGCGGTTTTAAGATGGCTTTTAGAGGCGTTTAAAGACGGAGATGTCGCACACTTAAACAAGGTAATGGTTTCTTACAACGCAGGTTACTACTCTATGAGAAATAAAGTTAAAGGTAAAATGACAACGGAGCAACTATTAAATAACAGAACCATACCTTTAGAGAGTAGAGGTTATTTGTTAAAAATGTTAGGCGTAAATGGGTTTTTAGATTTGTGGTTTAAAAACGATTATAAATAATTAAAATTAAATGTTATGAATAAAGGTTATATTATTGCAGGGATAGTTGTTATAGGTGCTATTGTTTTTATTTGGAATAGCACACCTAAAAAAAACAAAGATGGCTTTTATAGTGCAAGTGGTTGTGGTTGTGGAGAATAATGGCTTATAAAATTTTACCATATTCAAAAGCACAGGCAGATATATTGAGGGTTGAAATAAAGCCCTCAACTAACAGGCTGAAAAAAATTGATGTTTTTAAGAATGGTAAAAAAGTTGCTTCAATAGGGGCTTTGGGTATGAATGATTACCCGACCTACTTGGAGAAAGAAAAGAAAGGGTATTTTCCGAAAGGATATGCTAAAGAAAGACGTAGGTTGTACAAGCAAAGACACGAAAAAGACCGACACAAAGTCGGAACAAACGGTTGGTATGCTGATAAAATATTGTGGTAAATGGTTTTGATATACGAAGATAAAGTACCTGCTTCTTATAGGAGTGGTTTTATAAAAAAAGTTAAGGAGGTTTCAAGTAAGTTGCAAATTGACCCAAATTGGTTAATGGCAATTATGTATTTTGAAACTGCAAGAACCTTTAGTCCATCGAAAGGCAATAATATTGGTTGTTATGGTTTAATTCAATTTTGTCCCGATAAAGGAAAAAACTATAAAACAATAAACGGTAAACGATATTTTATTTCAGACATTGCTAAAATGAATTATTCTGAACAATTAGATTTAGTTTTCGAGTATTATAAGCGTTACGCAGGTAAGTTAAAAAACTATACAGATACATATTTTGTAACATTTTTTCCTATTGCAATTGGAAAACCTGACGATTGGGTTATTCAGGGATTAGGTTTGTCGGCAGGTGCAATTTATAACGCAAATCCTGCTTTCCGTCAAGTAAAAGACGGTAAATTAAGAGTTTGGGAAGTAAAGAAAAAAATATTAGAACAACTACCGAGCGAATGGCTTAAAGAGGGAAGTTTTGGTTTAGCAGTTAAAGCATACAAAAATTACATAGCGGTTGGTGTTTTATCAATAATCGCAGGAGCAACATTATTTTATTATAGTTATGGAAGAAGCAGTTCAAAATAGTCAAGTAGGCACTCAAAATCCCTCAAATGACGAAAAAAATAAGCAACAAACGCAATCAAAAACACATCAGCATTTATCTACAATATTTGTTGTAGTTGGTATTGTGTCTTTTACATTAGGGGCTATTGTTAATTATTACACGATTAAAAGAATAACAGGAGGGAAATAATAATGAAGATATTTGGACAAGTTTTAGATACTCATAATCAGCCAATGGCTTTGGCTAACATTGTTATTGTTACTGAAGATAAATCGAATGAAATTGGGGAACAATCAGACTTGGACGGAAATTTTGTTTTAGATAGTGAAATGATAAATTCTGATTCAGAGTTTAAAGTTTCTTATATTGGCTATGTTTCTCAAATTTTTAAGGCAAGTGAACTTCAAGGTAAAAAAATAAAGTTGAAAAATGAAGATGAGGTTATTGATAATTCAGTAATTGAATTAGGGGTAATCGGAAAGCCTAAAAATAACGAAAGTAAAGAGTTAAGTTCTAACAAAGGTAAGTTTGTTGAGCATTTACAAAAACATAGATTTATTTATGGTGGATTAGGTGCTTTGGCGGGAATAATCTTAATAGTAAGAGCATTTAAAAATAAAAAATAGGAATTATGAATGTAGCAAAACTATCCGCAAGTACAAGAATGGCATTAAATAATAATTTCGGATTTCCAAAAGGGGAAAACGGAACTATTGGTGCATTTGTTAAGGTAAGTAAAAACATCGACAAAGAATTAAAAGATTTAGGGGCTACTATTCCAAGTGATTTTTTTGGTCAAGCAAGAGGAGAACTTTTTGGAATTCGTTTCCCAATTAATTCACTTGATAAAATATCAGAAATTGATGGTCTTGTTAATCTTGAAATTGAACAAAAATTAACTATGAACCCTCCGAGAACAAATTCGCAAATAGATAATGATTTAAACAAACAGTATCAAGATGCTAAAAATCAGCAAATTAGAAAATATAAAGTTAATAAAAGAACTGATATTCTAAAAGTTAATCCAAATAAAAAAGATATATTTGGAGATGCGGGAACTGATGTTATTGGCACTCTTGAAGCAGGAGATGTCATTGAAATTGCAAAAACAGGTGGCGGAGGTCGTGGTGCAGTAATGACACCATATCTTATTTTTTCTGATGATACTTATATTATAGGCTATGATGCAGATAAAGTAGATGATTCAACCCCGTTGACTTCTAAATTAATTTTAGAAACAAGATTAAAACCAATTTCATTTTTACAAAAAAACAAAACTAATTTACTAATAGTTGGTGCATTAGTTTTAGGATATTTAGCATATAAAAAGTTTAATAAGTAAAAATTTATGGAAAAATATAAATTAAAAGAAGATATAGTTTGGGGTCTTTTACAAAATGGCGACCCAAATATAATTTTCAAAAAAGGAGATGTTATACAAGGCATAGAAATTGAAAAATTTGTTTTCAATCAAATGACTAAAGGAATTGAGTCAAAACCTACTGTTGCAACCGCAAAAGTAAGAACATCAGATGGTTTAGCGTTTGTTCCACTTTCAAGTATTGAAAAAATAAATGAAACTCCAAGTACTGAACTTGCGCCACAAACATTTTTAGAAAAAAACAAAACTAATTTGCTAATAGTTGGCGTATTGGTTTTAGGATATTTAGCATATAAAAAATTTAATAAATAAAATATTATGGAAACAGAAGTAGCAGTAGCACCCGTTGCAACCGCACCCGTAGCACCTGCACCCGTTGCAACCGCACCCGTAGCACCGTCAGGCGGTGGAGATGACGTATTTGAAAGTATGGGGTCGCAAAAACCAATGGATTTTAAAAGTTTGCTTGTATTCGGGCTTTTGATTGCGTTTTCAGTATATGGAATTACATATTACAGAAAAGCAATTGCAAAACTGAATGAAGACCAAAAACCAAACGATGAATTCCTCAATTTAGTTGATGACGTTGAAGAAGTTAAATACAACGTTAAAAAAGCGTTGGGTAAAAAGTATTCAACAACTTAATAATTAGGTTATGGCAACTGAATCAAATAATGGTAAAGTAGTTTTATTAGCAGTACCTTTAGGTCTTGCTATTTACTCTTACTCTAAAGGTTATAGTATTGGTAAAGGCGCTTTAATTACCGTTTTAGGAAGTATAGTAGTTGGCGTTGCATTAGGAGTAACTTCTGTCGCTTATATGAGTTACAAATTAGCAAACAAAGATTATTTAAAATAACACCAAGTAAATTAACAACAAATTACTATGGAAAAAAGTAAAGGATTAGGCGATACTGTTGCAAAAATTACTAAATTTACAGGAATTAAAATGATTGTAGATTCAATAACAGAAGATTGCGGTTGTGAAGCAAGACAAGATTGGTTAAATGGGAAAGTCCCGTATGACGGAAAAAACGTTCAAAGAGTTTTGAAATTTTTTAAAAAATAAAAGTAAAAACTTTAAAAATATGAAAATAAACGAAATTAGAACAGAAACGATAGAAGAATTTCAAAAGAGCCAAGCAATTAGGGTTATTGATGTTTTTGTTATTGCTCCAATTTGTGTTTATGCAGGATTAAAAGGTAAAACATTGCCAAAATTTATACAATTAAGTTTAATTGTTATTGGAGTTTCTACTTTTTATTATAACGGAAAAAATTATTTAAAAAACAAAAACAATTAAAAACAGAAATTATGGCAAAAGCGGTAAACGGGTATTTCAAAGCAATGTTGGAAGCCAAAAAAAGTAATTCAGCATCATTTATGTACAACGGTAAAACGTATGTAGCATCAAAAACAAAAACAGGTATGACTGTTTACAAAGCAAAATAATTAATTCTTAAAATTAAAAATTATGAATACAAGAGATATAGTTTTAGTAGGAGCAGGAGTAGTATTTGGCTATTTATTGGTTGGTTATTTAAAAAAATCAAAAGACAATTCAGGTTCTACTGATGAAATTGTAACAACAGACGCAATTCTTCCCGCACCCGACCAAGCGACAATAGACGCTTGTAATAAAGAAGCGGACGATTTTATGGCAACAATTAGACCATCAGCAGGAGCAGATTTAGGTCAGATAAGAAAAGAAAAATTTGAATCTTGTATCGCAAGTAAACAAGTTTAAAGATTAGTAATGGATAAAAGAACAATAATTTTATTTGGTGCAGGATTTGTAGTTGGTTACTTTTTAATTAAAATGAGAAGTAATAAAAATGCTACGGCATCAATTAATAAAGCGTTTCCTGATAGTTCAAGTCAGACAGAACCACCTAAAGTTTTAGGTGGGGAAATTGACGAATCAGTAGAAGAAAAAAAAAATGAAGAAGTTATTGACCCAAGAATAGACCCTTGTAAAGAAAAATGGCTAAAGTTTTCAAGTACTGTAAAATTTACTTCTCAAGAACAAATGCAAAGTACTTATAATAATTATATGACTACCTGTGTAGCGCAATCTTAATTTAAAGATACTATGGAATTTAATGACATAACATACGGAAATCCAACTCAAGACCAATTAGCATTCATAAATGGTACTTGTTTAGTAGATGACCTATTTGATACTTTTAAGGATTTAGTAATACCTAAAAACGATTCTGAATTAGTTAAGGACGAACTTAACGAAATTAAAGATAGTATTGATATTGTTTTGCAACCTGAAAACCAAAACTATCTAAAAAGATATTTAGCGTATGATAGGCATTTAATTCAAGCAATATCAAGCATATTTAAACAAAAAGATATTGAGGTTGAAGAATTGATTACAGAAATAGTTAAAGACATTCAAAATTTAATTTTTAAACTTAAATTTCATTATCAAAGACCAAGACCTTTTCAGTTGGCTCAATATTATAAGTTAAAACTTTTTCCTTATAAAAGTCTTTCTGCTAATACGCCATCATATCCGTCAGGACATACAATTCAATCAATAGTGATTCTAAATGTAATTGGTAATAAGTACCCAACGGAATATCAATATTGTAAAGAATTAATTGAAGATATTACTTATAGTCGTATTTATTTAGGAGTTCATTTCCCAAGCGATAATGATGGGGGCAGGGAAATAGGAAAAGCGATTTTAAAGCACCCTGAATTCACGAAAAAATACGGAATTTAATAACCAAGAACAATAACAACAACAACAATGAAACACGAGGAATATGAACTACAAAAATCAGTAGCACGTTATTTATCTTACCAATATCCTGATGTTGATTTTTTATCAGATACAATAGCATCTGTAAAATTAACTGAAAGACAAGCGGGTAGAAATAAACTTGTTCAGAAAAATGGTTTTAAATGCCCTGACGTTTTAATTCTTGAACCACGAAAAGGTTTTTGTGGGCTTTTTATAGAATTAAAAATAGATACGCCTTTTAAAAAGGACGGTACAATTAAGGCTTCTTCTAAAGACCACTTAAAACTACAACACGAATGTTTGCAAAAACTATCCCTAAAAGGCTATAAGGCTGAATTTTCGTGGTCTTTTGATATGACTAAACAAATCATAGACGAATACTTAAACGGATAGATATGGATAACCAAAACAACAACGTGTCTATTGTCTTTAAGGAATTAGACAAGACAATTCAAATAATCGGAACGGACAAACTAATTGAAATTTTAAAATACTCAAGAAAAAATCCACCAACTCTAAATCAAGAGCAAATAGAACAAGCATTGAAGTTAGTTCAGGTGGTTTGTGATGAATTTAAAATATCATTAGAAGATATTTTTGATATGAAACGAAAAAACAATCGAAGAATATCAATAGGCGTTTGCGCATTTGTAATACAGAAAGAATTAAATCTTGATAACTCAAACATATCATACATTTTGAAAAAACCTGACACTTTAGTATCTTTGTACAAACAAGAAATTTTAAGGTTAAATTCAAAACACCCGTCAGACAGACAAATTTTAGAAAAGATTGACAAAATTAATGCTAACATAGATAAATTATTTAAAAATGATTAACCAAGAAAACTTTGAAAACATAGAGGACGCTGAAATTATCAATGACGATTTCTCGCCTTTAGACGCACCTGTAAAACAAAGGTCGTACACACAACACAAATTAGGGGATTTAGAAGAAATGGGGGAATTGGAAGAACCTACTTTTGAAAGACCAAGTTTCGCAGACCTTGACGGAGATAGCGAAGAGGCATCTGCTGAACCCGAAAGACCTTTTAATGAAAGTTTTTCTCAATTAGACGGTAAGGAAAAAACTATGGGGGCTGAAATGATGGCTGAAATGACTTTGGACATTTATGAAAAAGGTTGTTTCTATATGGGTAAAATCCCTGAAATCAGCGAATCTAAAATTGATAAATTAATTGCAGAGGGGGAAATTGACCCGTCAATCCAACTTCAAACAGAAGCGGGTGCAATGCCTATTAAAGATTTCGCAGTAGAATTTAATGATAGCATTAAAGAAGCGTTTGTTGTAACAGATGAATTTAAGGATAAAGTAAAAGCCCCATTAATCCGTGTTTTCAAAAAACGTGGTATCGGAATGACTGATGAGCAATTGTTGATGTACTACTTCGGTACTGATATTGCTACAAAAGGCGCACAAGCATTTATGTTGAAGAAAACAACTAATAGCATTTTAGATTCTTTAAGAGAAAATACTATGGCTATGAGAGAGCAACAAGTGAGAACTGAAACACCAAGACCTCCTCAACCTGAACCTTTTAGAGATACAACTTCAAGACCGAGAAATATAAACGAAACTGATGCTGAACCAACATATAATGACGATGTTTCTTACACAGATGATATTGCCGAAGTTATGTCAGAGCCTATTGAAAGAACACCAAGAAAACGTGAAAGAAGTGCGCCTAAAACTAATTTAGACGAACAATTGGCTTATTTTGAACCTGAAGAACAAGGCGTTTATAGTAATTTAAAAGATAACGGCGGATTTACTGATGATTTCCAAGAAGTAGCAGGTATGCCACAATTCGGCGACCCCGCAATACTTTCTGAATTAGAAAGATTAAGCGGTAACGACCCAAGCAAACCTGTAAGAAAGAAAAGAACAACCGCAGTTAAAAAACCAAGAGGTAAAAAATAATGGCAACCAACGTTACGAATAATCAAAACAACAATAACAATCCTTTTTGGGTTGTTTTGTTGTTGTTATTTATTTGGTTTGTGTATATTATTTACAAACTATACAACACTATTTAATTATGGAAATTAGAGAACCAAAATTAGGCGTTGCGGTAGGAAGAAAAGGTTGTGGAAAAACCTATACAACTACCAAGATGATTAAACAATATGTTTTAGGAAATCCCGCAAAAGGTGTTCCTGCAAGACGTGCATTAATACTTGACGTTAATGATGAATTTGAAGATATTAAAGCATTAAAACAATCAGATATTGTTAGGTTTTCGGCGCACCCTAAAATTGAAGCAAGAAGAATAAGACCGTTTCACGATAACGGAGTTAGAATGACTTTAAGAGAAATTCAAGAAGTATTATTTAAAATATTAAACGATTATAGAGGTGGATTATTACTTATCG